TCATGTACTACGACATGTGGTTCGCCACCCAGGCTGCGGTGCATGAAGTAAAGAAGATGAAACAATTAAGGCGTGAAATACAGGAAGAGCGGAGGCAAGGCAATGCTTACGGAAAGCCAACTGAAGCAACTGATCCCAGGGAATAAGTATGTGTCCTATTGGCACAACGCACTGGAGCAGCTGCTGCCGGACTATGACATCAACACACCCCAGCGCATTGCATCTTTCATTGCTCAGTGCGCCCATGAGTCTGGCAACTTCACAGCGCTGAAAGAGAATCTCAACTACAAGTGGGAAACCCTGCGCAGGTTATTCCCTAAATACTTTCCCACCGATGAGATGGCCAAGGACTACGCGAGCAGGCCGAACAAGCAGGCTGCAATCGCCAATCGGATCTACGCTGGCCGCATGGGTAACGGCGACGAGCAGTCATCTGATCCCGCAAAATGGATTGGTCGCGGGTTAATCCAGCTGACCGGTCGCTCAAACTACCAGGCATTTGCTGACAGCATTGAGGTTGACGGCAGGCCACTGAATATCGATGAGGTGCCTGAGTATCTGGCCACCTTCGAGGGCGCTGCACAGTCTGCTTGCTGGTTTTGGGAAACCAATGGTCTGAACAAATTCGCCGACGCTGATGACATCCTCGGTATGACCAAGCGGATAAATGGCGGGGTCATAGGGCTGAACGACCGGATCAAGCATTACAAACACGCGCTGCATGTGCTGGGGGTGCAATGAGATACCTGCTGATCTTGCTGCTGTTGGTTGGGTGTGAGGATCGCTTTCGTTATCCATGTCAGGACAACAAGAACTGGAACAAACCCGAGTGCCAGCGACCGACCTGCGCGGTGACCGGCACTTGCCCCGACCAGCTGGTGCCAGCTGCTGACTTTAAGCCGGAGGAACAGAAATGAAATGGACTCCTGATTATATTGATTCGATCATTAAGCTAGTCATCGGCACGACGTTCTGTGCTGTGCTGTTGATGATGTCGAGCCTGGCCATGTACTCGGTGGTGTTCGTCACCCAGCCGATGAACTCCATCGCGCCAGCTGACAAGCAATTCTTTATGTTGCTGTCGGACATGTCGAAGTACATCCTCGGTGCGCTGGCAACCCTGCTGGCCATCAAAGGCAAGGACGGCGTGGCCAAGCTGATCGACCCACCGCCTGGTGTTAGCAAGGCCAGCGATTGGACTGACCCGCAGCCACCGGCACCCAAGGCTCCGGCCCCAGTGCATCAGCGCGTCGAGCCTATGCTAGAGACTAGCCCACCACCACCCGTGGCGGCAGGCTTTAACGGTAAAGCAGCACCACCCGCAGCGCCGCAACCTGAACTATAGGGGGAACCATGAACGCTTTTGTACTGATTCGCATGGCCGCAACCGTAGCAGCCAGCCTGCTGTTAGCATTCAACGTCCACGCTGGTGGCGAAATGAAGAAAGTTTGCCGGGAAGATCCGAAGACCAAGAAGGAAGTTTGCCGCGATGTGAAGGTGCATAAGAAACTGGAAGGCACCAAGGTACCGCCGAAATGAATCCTTATTTCATTGCCGCTGCCGTTGTCGCTGTCGCAGTGGCTGGCGCTGGTGGCTACGTCAAAGGCTCGGCAGCAGGTAAGGCCGAGGTACAGGCGCAGTGGGATCAGGAGAAGGCGAAGCTGGCAGAAGAGTATGCGAAGGCGCAGGCAGCTGCACGCGAGAAGGAGCAGCAGCTACAGGCCCAGGCTGACAAGCTGAGAGAGGAATCATATGAACAGATTAAAGATATTAATGCTCGCTCTGACCGGCTCATTGACAGCCTGCGCAAGCGCCCCGAGCGCCCCGCCGCCCCGGCAGGTGCCGTGTCCAGTACCGCCAGCTCTTGCAGTGGAGCGTCTGGAGCGGAACTGGATCGGACAAATGGAGAGTTTCTTGCAAGGTACGCCGCCGACGCAGCAAGGCTCCAATCAGCCCTCGACACCTGCATCCGTCAGTACGAAGCAGTGAGGAACACCCCCCGCTGATACTGCGCCCCTCCTGCGCTAACCAATGTACCAGCGGGTTTTCCCGACTATTCGTCGGGATTTTTTTCCCTGTTCATCTCAGCGCCCAGCATTCGCAGCCGCTTCTGGTAGGCCTGCGAGTGCTGGAGCATGGCACCAGGCTCCATCTTTTTAAACAGCACTTGGTTCGCTTCCTTGAAATTTTTTAGCGCTGTCATCCGGTCGCGCTCACTTGCTCTGCCTGCTGACATAGTCTTATCGGCCAGCTCTTCGTAGGCTGCAGACCAATCCAATTGCGTTGCGTGCGTAGACTTGACCACCGGCTCGCCACCGTCCTTGCCTGGCACCATCAGCTGGAACTCACCTGCTGGCGCTGGCACTACAACAACGGCTTCCTCCAGATCCGGCACATACTCATCTAGTGGTGGCGGTGGTGGTGCGATCCGATCCAGTGGGTTAGATGGCAGCGGCGTGATATTCTTGGCTGGCTGTGGCCGTGCCTCTGGCGGGAAATCCTGCGCCTCCTCAACTGTGATCAAGCCCTTGAGCGCATCAGGAAACGCATCACGCAACGCAAACCCGCGAGCTCGCATCTGCATCATGCGCTTTGGGTACGCCTGCCACGGGCCTTGTTTGCCCCACAGGCCAGCTCGCTTGGCATCCTCGACACTGAACTTAGCGATCACCGGCTTGCGACCCTTGCGCTTGGCAACGCAGACAGCCACCGGGTTCGGCGTGCCTTCGTCCTCGAAATACTCTTCGATGTCCTCGCAGTGTGGGCTGGCTTGAACCAGCGCCATCGCTGCGTCACCGTACACGCTGGGCTTGCCATTGATCACCGCGATATTTTGCAGTGCCTGCATGGGTGCCAGGCCAATCTCTGCACCCCACTGCATGGCCACCAGAATATCTTGCGGCTTGCCAGTGTAGGCTTTAGGTACTAGGTTGGACGATGCCAGCTCTTCGGCAAACTGCCTGGCTTCAGTAAAGGTTGCAGGCGCAAAGCCCTGTCTAGTTGTAACGAGATTGGTCATTGTTATCTCCTGGTAAGAATGCTTGGATTGTGTACAAAACTAGCGCGGTGAAGGACTCGACAATCTCTTCGGCCTCTTCCTCGCTGCATTTGGGTATCGTGTTTAACAGCGCAACCACAGCTCTGGCGTGCGCCTCTTCGAGTTTGGTCATAGTGCCTCTTTGATTGATAGGGTTGATTGACGAATGCTGTATGCCTCCTTCGCCGGCACCACCTTCTCTGGTTGCGCTTTGTAGCTACGCATTGGCCAGCGGATCTCAAAGCGCCCGACGGTGCCTTTGGATGCCTGACCCAGCATAGCTTTGAGCTCGGTCTCTGCTTCGGAGCGTTTGCCTTCTGCCTCTTTGATGGCTGCGTTGGCGGCTAAGATCTGGTCGGCCAGCTGTTCAGCGCGACCAGGTAGGTTGACTACCGCAGCCTCATCAGCTGCCGGGTACATGCGGTCGGCATCCTTGCTGTTAGCTGGTGGGTAGTAATCGATCTCGCCGGTGGCTTTGTACTTCTCAATCTTGTTCTGGAACTCCAGCACCGCAGTCTTAATTGTTTCCAGCGTTTGCTTGTGCGGCTCAAACAGAAAGATCCGCAGCACGGTTCCCTGGTACAGCACAGCCACGGCACCCCAGCGTGCCTGCATGATGTCCATCTGTGCCTGCAACTGCACAGGGCCACGGTACAGCGCGGGCATTTCCTCGGGCGACACCGCGGTTAGCTTGGCCTCAAGCACGCCATAGCCGTCGAGCATGATCTCATCCTGGCCGACCACGATAATGCCTGCGTCCATGTCGGTGCGGATCTTCTGGCCACGGCCATGCGCCCATCCGTCCAGGCTGCAGGCCAGCGGCAGTGTCTTATGAAAGAAGGCCGAGTCGAACTCGGTCGAGAGCTCGAGCAGCTCGAGGCGCTTGGCTGTTTCTTGCAGGATGAGGCGCTCGATGCGGTCGCCCCAAGCCATCGCTTCGTTCTGTTTGTCTTCGCGTGGCAGGCCTTTGCTGGCGTTGATGCTGTACTGCAGTTCATCGTTCGGTGTCTGGTAGCGAGACAGCCCGAGCAGCGCTGGCAGGCGGCTGGCGCTCATCATGTAATCCGGTGTTAGTTTGCCTGACATGTTTCCTCCGTTAGTTTATAGACCCGCACCACGCGAGCGTGAGCGGCTTTGTGAGCGGCTTCTGTGTAGCCGATTGCTGTGAATTTTTTACCCCTAAAAACAGCACCCAGGACTGATGGGTGCAGCTCCGCAGGCAGGTTGATGGCAGCTCGGACATCGTTGATCGATACCGAGCCCTGCTGCCTGCAGATCTGAGCTGCAATGTCTCGGCATTGGGCCAGGAAGTCACTGTCGCGTTGCTCGAACAGTGCCAGCTGGGCATCGCGCAAGA